ATGAAAAATGGAAAAGTCAAGAAAATAATGTTTGGCGACCCTAATATGAAGATAAGAAAAAACAATCCTGGAGCTAGAGCTTCATTTCGTGCTAGACACAAATGTAGTACAGCTAAGGATAAAACAACTGCACGATATTGGTCGTGTAGAGCTTGGTAAAAATGAAATGTGAAGGACCTCGTTGTCAAAAGAAAGTTCCCTCTGGAAAAAGAAAGTATTGTTCTACAAAATGTAGAAGAGCTGCTCAGTACCAGAGAAGTAAAAAAACAATTCAAGAAGTACCTGGAGAAAAACTTCGTGGACAACACTATGAAAGGTTTGTAGAAGAGTTTGCTCCTTTAATTGAAAAAAAGGAAATGACTCACAAAGAAGTAGCTGAGATACTAGAAGTAAACAAATCTAGTGTTACTCGTATGTATAGTGCATACAAAGAAGATAAAATAATTTTAAAAGCCCAGGAAAATTGGGAAGCTCCATCTGAAGCAACTAAGTCATTAAAAAGTTTTAAAGAGTTTAGAGATTTATATTTTAGAACAGAAACTGGAGAGAGATATGAAACTGCAGACTTTCACGAAAAATGGATTAACTCAATTATAAAAGCTATAGAAGAAGGTGGAGAACAGATGATTCTCTCACCACCACGACACGGAAAGACAGACCTGCTTACACACTTTGCTGTATGGCAGATTTGTAAAAATCCAAACATAAGAATTATGTGGGTTGGTGGTAATGAAGAAATATCTAAGAACGCAGTAGGAGCTGTACTTGACCATTTAGAAAATAATGAAACTTTAAAAGAAGATTTCTGTGGACCAGGTGGACAGTTCCAACCTAAAGTTAGAAGTGGTAAGTCTTGGTCATCAGGACAGTTTACTGTAGCTAACAGAACTGTAACTGGTATTAAATCACCAACTATGGTTGCTGTAGGTAAAGGTGGAAAAATTCTTTCAAGAGATTGCGATTTGATTATTGCTGATGACATTGAGGACCACGGAACTACTGTACAACCAAGTGCCAGGGAACAAACAAGACAATGGTGGACTACAACTCTTTCTTCAAGAAAAGAGGAACATACAGCTGTTGTAGTAATTGGTTCAAGACAAAACCCAGAAGATTTATATAACTTTCTTTTAGAGAACCCTGAAATGAAAACAATAGTAGAAGAAGCTCATAACTCAGAATGTGTATTATCTGAAAATGAAATAGATAAACATATTGACTGTATGTTGTGGGCAAGTAAGAGAAGTTACAAATGGTTAGTGTCAAGAAAGACTGCAGCTGAAACCACAGGTGGTAAAGCTATCTTTGAAATGGTTTATTTAAATAAAGCCTTTGTTGATGGTATTACTATGTTTAACTCAGAAGATATAGACCAATGTAGAGATGTTAACAGAAGGATAGGACATATTCCTGCAGGTACTCATTTGATTGCTGGACTTGACCCTGCATCTACAGGATTTCAAGCCTGTGTCTTATGGGCTGCTAATCCAGATACTGGAGCTTTGTATCTAGTAGATATTGAAAACGAAGAAGGTGGTGGCGTTATTCAGGCAAGAGAATCTATTAAGAAATGGTATGAGATGTATGGTTTAGCTCACTGGGTTATTGAAGAGAATGGATTTCAGAAAGCTATTAGACAAGATGACAAGATAAAAGATTACTGTGCAAGGTTTGGTATCTATACAGAAGGACACCAGACACAAAGAAATAAGTTTGACCCAATCTTTGGTGTTGGCTCTATGGCTCAACTTTTTAAAGAGCAGTTGATTAATTTGCCATATGGAGATACAGATTCTGAAATTAAGAGTAATATATATCGTAGACAACTAATTTATTTTTCTTCTGCTGCTAATAAAGCTAAGAGTAATAAAGGGTACAAGTCAGATGTTGTAATGGCATCTTGGTTTCCTTTAAAAGTTATTAGAAGGTTAGGTAAAGAACGCTTAGCTGAGGTAGGATTAGAGTATAAACCAAGTTATGGAGAGTGGGATATTAGTAACATAAACGAAGCTCCGTGGAGTTAATATGAACGCAAGTGAATTACAAGATAAGATAACGCAACTACATTACGACAACCAAGATGCTTACGCAACAAGAGGTCGTATTCGTTCAATTATGAATGGTGGACCTTCAGGTATTATGGCTCTACTTGGTGACCAGATAAAAGGTTTTCAGGATTGGCAAGTACCAGTTCCTAACTTAATGTCCACAGGATTAGAACACTTAGCTCAAAAAATAGGTCGTATTCCTAATCTCAAAGTAGATGTTCCTAATGATAAAGATTCCGAAAGAGCTAAAAGAAAAGCAGAAAAAATTTCAAGAATAGTTACAGCATATGATGAAGTACAGAGATTAGATGTACAAATGCCACAAGTAGGTAGATGGTTACCTGGTTATGGTTTTGCTGTTTGGGTTATTAGAGAAAGAAAAGATGCTAATGGTAATCCTTATCCTATAGCAGAACTTCGTGACCCTTATAATTGTTTTCCTGGTTACTTCGGTGCAGACCAACAACCAAAAGATTTATCTATAGTTCGTAGAGTTCCTAAAGATGCGTTAGCACAAGTCTATCCAGAATTTAAAAAACAAATTTATGACAAAGATATGGGAACTGGATTATCTATTGGTAGTGGTTCAGCTTCACCTTACACAGATTCTTATGCAGGTTCTTGGGCTAACTCAAACGGACAAGGTGACTTAATATCAGAATATTACAATGAAGAAGGAACTTACATATTCCATATGTCATCAGGTACAATATTTGATTTTATTCCTAATCCATTATCTAGTGGTCCTGCTTTCGTTGTAGCAAAGAAATTTTCTTTTGACCAGCTACAAGGACAGTATGACCAAATAATTGGATTAATGGCAGCTATGGCAAAGATTAATGTTATGAGCATTATTGCTATGGAAGATGCAGTATTTACTGAAACAAACATTTCAGGTGAACTTGAATCAGGACAATATAGAAAAGGCAGATTTGCTGTAAACTATTTAGCTCCTGGTACACAGGTTTCTAAACCTGCATCAAATGTTCCTTATCAGATTTTCCAACAGATAGACAGAATAGAAAGACAGCTTCGAGTTGGTGGAGCATATCCAGTAACTGATGATTCTCAATCTCCACTTAGCTTTGCTACTGGTAGAGGTTTAGAAGAACTAGGTGCATCTATGTCATTAATGATTAGAGAATATCATACCATTATGGCTGATGCTATAGAACAGACAGATGCTAAAAGACTTGAATGGGATGAGATGATGTACCCAGGTAAGAAGAAACAATTATCTGGATATAAAGATAATAAATTCTTTTCAGAAACTTATGAACCTCTTAGAGATATTTCAAAGAACTATAAGACTAGAAGAGTCTATGGTGCTATGGCTGGATATGATGAACCACAGAAGATAGTTACAGGGCTGCAACTTCTTAATGCTGGTATTATTGATAGTCAAACTCTACAAGAAAACCTTGATGGTTTAGATAACATTGTTAGAGTTAATGAAAGAATTGCTAGAGAGAAAGCAGATAAAATTTTATTTGAAACTCTTTTAACACAAGCACAACAAGGTGACCCTAAAGCAACAATGGCTGTAATTCAGATAAGGAAAAATCCAGCAGATATGCAAAATATTTTAGACAAGTTTTATACAGCTGAAGAGCCAGAGGTCACTGTTGAAGAACAAGCTATTCTAGGTGCTGAGCAACCCTTGCCACCACAAGGAGCTCCACCTAGCATAGCTCAAGTACTACAAGGAACAGTGTGATAATGGAATTTAATAAGAAGTTTGCTGATATTGTACATAACTCTTTATGGGATGTAGATGAACAATGTGATGATATATTGTTAGAAGAAAATTTAAAAGAACCAACAATATTTACAGACCAACTACCTCCAATGGTTTTTCCTTTTGGCTATATGATTATTAGTTCAACATTTGCTTTCTATGATGAGGAAGAAGAATGAGTAGAACACCTAAAGTAAAAAAGACAGAACTTAATGTTCCACCTGCAGGTCGTAATTATGTAGCACAATCTACTGCTCAAAACTTTCCTTATGCAGAAAAAAAAGAATGGGAAGGCTATATAGCAGATACACCACCAGTTAAAAATGAAATAGTTACTGAAGGTGTTTCTAAAATTGTAGACCCTCAAGCACAAAAGCAATTAGACTTAAACCCTTTTGCTCCTACTAATAGAGAGTTTGAACCAGTAACTACAGGGTTAGGTGGAAAACCAAAACAGATGGACACTACACGAGAATTAATTGTAGAGATGTACGCACTAACAGGTGATATAAACTTAGCCAGATTATTGAGATAATGTCATATTCAATATTTGATAGTGACATTGTTGAAGATGAAACAACTAAAAAACTCCAAGATAAAGCTAAGATGCCTCCTATTGCTACAAAAGAGATGGCAGAACAAGCAGCAGCTATTGCTAATAGATACCCTACATTACCTGCAGGTGCAGTAGTAGGAGCTGCTCGTTTAAACATCTCACCTGATGACCCAAGACTACAACAGATTGTTATTCAAGATTCAATTATTAAAGAAGAAGAAGGATATGGTGCTTTAAAGACAGCTGGTAAATTTGCTAAAGAAAAAGGCAAAGCAGGTTTACGAGGATTGTTTTTAGGTTTCCAATCAGCTTGGGAAGAAGGACTACCAGAAAAAGTTAGATACTTAGAAGCTAGACAACAAGGTATGAGTCACGAAGAAGCTACAGCTGCTTCTGAAACAGAATTGTTTATGCCTGCACTTAAAGGTGGCGACATAGGTACTGGAATATTCTTAGGTAGTACAGACCCAACAACAACAGATGAATATAAAAACTTAGTTGAGTCTGGAGTAAGTCCAGCAGATGCTAGACAGTTTGTTATAGATAATATTCTTGGTCCTCAAATTTATGAAGAGCAAAGAAAGAAAGCTGAAACAGGAGTACAGTTTCAAGGAGAGAGAAGAGCTAAGTTTGAAGCAGCAGGTGTTGCTCCTACAGTTACTATTGGTCGTTGGTTGTTTAAACCATTTGATGAAATAGTAGAACCAGGAACTAAAGCATACAGTTACATAACTGGAACTATAGATGCACTTGCTCAAATATTTGCTGACCCAGTTGCTTTAGCAACATTTGGTTTATCTAAATTAGGTAAAGCTAAAAAAACATTTACTTCATTAGAGCAAATGAAAAAATTTGAAAGTAGTGGTTTAATTAATGCAGCTAGAAAAACAATCAGTGGTCCTACAACAAAAGCATTTCTTGCTGGTGATGAAGGTACAGTGTTTAAACAATTTTTATGGGAAAACGCAGAAGATGCAGATGTAATTATTAGATTATCTAAAGAACAAATAACAGATAAAGAATTTTTTATTGAGTTAAGAAAACTTAAACAAAATAATTCTAAAAAATCTTTTGATGAAATAAATAAAGAACTTACAACTTTTGTTGATGGTTATTTAAATAAACAACTTATTACAAATGGAACTTTACCAACAATAGTTAAAAAAGGAAATCGTTTAACTAAGTTAATGGATAAAACATATGGACCTATTATGGTAACTGCTGATGTTGATGGCTCTTTAATTCAAATGACTAGAATGTTAAGATTAGCAACTGACCAATTAGATGAAACAGCTGCAAGAGAAATAAGTAGAAAGTATATTAATAAAACTTTAGATGCTTTAGATTCAGATGATGCTCCAACAGAAATAGTAAATTCTTTAGTTGAGTTTTTTCAAAAAGATTTTAGACCAGCTGTAGTAAAAAATCTTGGTGGAAAAATAAACAGAAAGACTGGTGAGATAGAGGGATTAACAGATTTTCAAAAAATGTTAGTTGAAAGAGGAACAAGTGTTATGGGTAAATTTTATGCCGAAGGAGAGAAAGCTGTAACTGCAGGTAGAAAATATTCTAATTTAGATTTACCTTTTACTGGATTGCTACAAAAAATATTAAAGAAAAAAGGACAGCCAGTTGGTGCAGAGGAAACTTTAATGAACCCATTAACTGTATCTCAGTTAGCAGATGAAATATATTTACCTAACCCTACAGATTTACTTAGAGTATCAAAAGCGTTAGATACTAAATTAGGTCCTATAGGACAGAAAATATTTACTGGTGAAGGTGTAGATAATATGCGAAGATTTATGGATTGGTATTATGGTGGAGTGTTTAAACCTTTAGTTCTTTTAAGACCAGCTTGGACATTAAGAGTTGTATTAGAAGAACAAGTAAGGTTATTAGCTTCAGGTGTTACAAGTATTACAACACATCCAATAGATACTATTGCAAGAATGTTTAATAACCCAAGAGAAGTACAAGTTGGTTTATTAAATTCTTTTGAAAATAATGCCTGGCATTTACAAGCTATGACTGAATCAGCAGGAACACTATCTTCTATCAGAAGAAGATATGCAGGAGCAGGTACTTGGGGAACAGTGACTAAAGGAAAAGATTTTAATACTTGGAAAAATTCTACATTTAGAAATGTTATGCAAGTTTACTTTGACCCTTTGTCTAAAGAGTTAGCTTTAATTCAAAGGCTACCTGCTGCTCAAAGAGCTGCTGCTTTAAGAAAATTAAAAAAAGTAGCTAACACACAGAACAGTTGGTTGAATAAACATATTAGAAAAGTAACTGGTGCAAAAACTCACGCATTAAATGGAGCAGGTAAAAATTCTCAAAGAGGAAGAGATTTAACAAGCGAGTTTATTAATTATGTTAATGCTAACCTTGCTGAAGTTGCAGGTGGAGTAGTTAAAACAACAACAGCTAAAGGTGCTACTGCTGCATCAAGTAGATGGATTCAAGAAGTTGGTAATTCAGATTTACTAGAGTTTATTGCTAGAACAGATGTGGATGATATGACTGGACTAAAGAGCGTAGATTTTGAAAAATATTGGAAAGGAGAATTAACAGATACAGATTACGACAGAATAACTTCTAAACTTAGAAAAAATCAAGAAGGTATTAAAAAAGAATTTTTTGAAAAGTACTTAGATGTTCTTCCTGAAACAGCTAAAGCAGAATTGTTTTCAGATAAAAGAAGTATTAGATTTTTAAATGACACTGTAGATAAAATGTTTGATATGTTGATGTCAGTTCCAACTAATAAATTATCTAGGTCACCTGCGTTTAAAGCTAACTATTGGAGAAAGATAGGAGAAATATCTCAACACGCTAACGCAACAACTTTAAAAAAAATAATTAAACAAGCTAAAGAAGCAGGAATAGATAAAGGTACTAAAGCAGAAAAAAAAGTTTGGAAAAAAATTAATGAATATAAAGGGCAGAAAGGTGGAGTTAATGATATAGAAATTATAGACAAAGCTGCATCTTCATATGCTTTAGGTGAAACTAAAAGATTACTTTATGATGTTACAACTAGAACTAGATTAGGTAATTCAACTAGAGCATTGTTTCCATTTGGAGAAGCATTTGTTGAAATCTTTACAACTTGGGGAAAGATAATAAAACAAGAAAGAGGTAGACCTTTAAGAAGAATGCAACAAGTAATTCAATCAGGTAGAAAAGAAGGTAAACAGTTTGAAGATGATGACCAAAAAGGATATTTCTATAAAGACCCTATGACTGGACAAGAGATGTTTAACTATCCTGGTCCTGGTCTAATAAGAAAATGGATGTTTAAAGATTTAGAAGAGAATGGTGTCAAAGTAAATATGCCTGTGTATCTTCAATCAATTAACATAGCAGCTAATGTTATTCCAGGTTTTGGTCCAACTATTACAGTACCTGCAGCTTTTTTAAATCAAAAGTTCCAAGTGTTTAAACCTGAAGGAGTTGCACAGTTCTTATTGTTTGGAGAGTTTTCACCACCAAGAGCAGGTACATTAGGAGAAGTAGGAACTGCTTTAATTCCATTCCCTAGTTATGCAAAAAAATTCTTTACAGCATTTACACAGAACACAGATGAAACAAAGAGAATGTTTAATAATACAACTATAGAAGTATATAAAGCATTATTGTTAACTGAACAAGTATCAGATGAGTCACCAGCACAAGCACAAAAAGCATTAGAGTTAGCTGCAGATTATGCACAGAATATAATTATGTTTAGAGCTTTTGCTCAGTTTGTAGGTCCAGCTGGTCCTGCATCACCTAAGTATGAGATTTCAGATAAGACAGGAAACTTCTTTTTATTTGAAACCTTAGCTCAGGAATGGAGAGATATATCAAATGCTGCTCCAGATATAGATGCAGCTATGACAGAGTTTACAACTAGATTTGGATTTGACCCTATTGCAATAGCTACAGCTAAAACAGAAACAATAAAGAAAAGACCTATTACAGCTGATGGTGCTGAATGGGAAAGAAAAAATAAAGACTTAGTAGAAAAATTTGATTTAACATATGGATTCTTAATTGATGAAACAGATGCAGAGTTTTCTTATGATGCTTATTGGAATCAAATAGTAGAAGGTGAAAGAGCACCAAGAACACCTGAACAATGGCAAAGAGCTAAGAATATTCTTAAAGGTAACTTAGAGTTTGAGGCTTGGTTAATAAGAAATGATTTAGTTAATAAGACAGGTAAGGTAGCTACAGCTGCTAAAAGAAATAAGAAAGCAGAGTTAGCTTCTAGGTATTATGGATACGGAATGGCTATTCCAGGTTCTATAAAGAAACCAGAGTTAGATGAAATGATTATGGAACTATATACTTGGTTTAATCCAGTTACTTATGAATTAATACCTGAATTAAAAGCCGAACCTGTAGCACAAGCACTGGTAGAATATATTAAAGAAAGAGATAAAGTTATTGAAGTTACGACTAAGATGCCTGGAGAAAATTATCTAGCTACATCTTTTAGGACTTCAGCTAAACTTGTTCCTTTCAGAAAGCATTTAAGAAATGTGAAGAGCCAAATTCTGGTAAAATATCCAGAATCTAAAGCTCTATTAGAAGAAGTTTTTGAAAGAGAACTTAGAACAGAATACGAGGATGAAGCGTTACTAGAGGCTATGAACGAATAATGGATACACAAACATTTATAGATAGGATTGTAGAGATACTTAGGTATATGAATAGCCAAGCCAAAGCTGGTGAAAATAAAATAACCTTAACACAAGAACAGTTTGACACTATTAACGCAACACAAGATATTAAAACTGCAGAGCAATACTTATTAGCGTATAATATTCCTCCATATGTAGTGAGTATGGCTTTAGATGAGGACTTTTCTTTAGAAGAAATAGGAACATATGATGCAAGTATGGCTCAAGCTCAAGCTGAGTTTGGTATGCAGCAAGAAGGCCCTAGCTATCTTGGTGTAACAAGTGACTATGTAAGTCCTAGAGGAGAAGCAGCAACAGATTATTACACAGATAGTGAGTTAATTACATTATTTGCTGGTAAGAGTGAGGAAGAGATAGCAGGTATTCAAGCTCAGTTAATAAATGCAGGTATATTAGAAATAGATGCAGAGTTTTTAGCAGGTGATTGGGGTCGTACAACACAAAGAGCTATGTCTTATGTACTTGGTACAGTAAATAGAAGAGGTGTAACAGAAGCAGAAAAGCTAGATGGGTCTGAATGGAGATTAGCATTAGCTGAATATGAATTAAATCCTATAGATAAGTACCCAGAAGAAGGTGCTTACTTACCACCAGACTATCAAAGCGTAGCTAATACTATAACTGGTTGGTTTAAAAGAGGATTAAATCGTGACCCTCAACCATATGAAATGAAACTATTAGCTAATACTATATATTCTGAATCACAACAAGCATATCAACAAAATGTAGATTTAAAACAATTTGCTGAACAAGAAGAAGTAAGTGCTGGTGGTTTATTAGCTGGAGAATATGGAAACTATTCAAAAGAGAATGTACAATCTAAGATAGATGAAGAAGGCTTAACACAGATTGACCCAGTAGCTGCAGGTCAGTTCCAATTTAATAAACTAATAGAAAATGAGAAAGGAAGGCTAGGAGAAAATCTTGATACTCGTAAAACTAGGGCTAGTATTTATCGTTCTCTTGCCCAACAGCCAAATTAATATGGAAGATAATAACGAACTATTTGCATTTATGGAATCTATCAGACAGCAAGAAAACGCTGGTGGTGATTATCTTAAAGAACATAAATCAACTTACACAATGACTGAACAAGGTTTAAAGCTAGTACAAGCATTAGGTGCTTATGGAATACTAGATATTAACTGGGATGCTTGGTCTAAACAAGCAGGATATGAAGGAGCAGATTGGAGAATACCAGTAATACAAGATATTGTTGCAGCAAATAAACTAACAGAATATTTTAATACTTATGGTTCTTGGGATTTAGTAGCTGTTGCTTGGTATGGTGGACCAGGAGCAGCAGATGATGCAGTAGCAGGTGGTATGGAAGCTGTTGCAGATATAGGAAACATAGAAGAGTTTGGTCCTGATATACAAACTTATACCAATTCAGTTATGGATAAGTATTCAAAAGAATTAGAAAATCCACAGCCTAATGTAGATGTACAAACATATGCAGAGATGAGGAACAAAGATAAGTTCTTTACTAATGCTTATAATCCTAAAGGTGAAATACTAGATGCTCCAAACAACAATGTTATGAAACTTAGTTCACCAGATTACACATTACTTAATAGAGAAGTTGTACCTGCTGATGATACAATCGCAAAGTATGGTGCAGAGATAATATCAGAGCTTACTCCTAATAGAAAAGATATAGCATTTGAAGTACCAGAAGGAGCAGAGTAATGGCTCAAAAGTGGAACTTAGTTGGACAAAAAGGTCTTGAGGGTACAAGAAATCCAGACCCAAATCTCTCTGATGCAGAAGCATATTATTTATATGATGACCAACCTGGATATAAAGATGGTAAGCCATCAGTTAAAGGTGATAATAAAGGTGTTATTTATACAAGTTTTGGAAGTGTTGTTGTAGATGCTGAAACTCATAATGAAAAAGCAGATAAGGTTGGAGCAGAAAAAGCAAAAGCTACTGGTTATGAAGTAGGAAGTCAAACAAAAGATTTATCAAGTACTTCTTTTGGGGAAAAACCTGAATCTGTAGCAAAACAATTAAAAGCTGAAGCAACTAAAGCTGATATAGCTAAAATCACAAGTTTACCTGCACTTACTAATTTAGCTAAAACTAAAAGAATTAGTGAAGGAGATTTAGCAAGGTTAGCATATTTATATGGATGGGATATGGGTGATGTTAGAACAGCCGTAGCTCTTGGTGATGCAGAAGAACCAACAATAGAAAGTGGTCCATTAGGTTCTGATTATAATTGGTGGAACTTATTAGGTTTTAATACTCTTGAAGAAGCAGACTCAGCTTTTGGAAGAGGAGAAATAAGTAAAGCAGATGTTGATAGAGCAATACAAAATACTAAAGAAGATGTAGGTAATGTAAGAACTACTCCAGATTATCCAATTACTTTATATAACGGAAATGGAGATGCAACAGTTGTTTATGATGAGTACCAGGCAGGATGGGCTAGAAGAGGTGGATATAGTTTTACTGATAAACCAAATAGTTTTCAAGTTACATTTAGAGATAAGTATGGAAATGAAAAAAGAGTTGATTATAGAGAGTTTGATAAATGGAGAGATAGAGAAGGATGGACATTTGTTTCAAGAAATCAAGTAAACCAACCAACAGGAGATACTACTCCAGAAGGTACTGATACAAAAGAAGTAACAGGACCAAAAGAAGGTGACACAAAAGTTGAAAATGGAATAACCTATATATTTCAAAATGGTGAATGGGTTGTTTATGAAACACCAGTTAGTGATGAAGGTCCAAAAGAAGGAGATACAAAAGTAGTTGATGGTGTTACTTATATATTTCAAAATGGTGAATGGGTTGTAGTAGAGCAACCACCAACAGGTGGTCCAACAGGTGGTCCAACAGGTGCTGGTCAAATAGTAGGACAAACAGGTTCAACAACAATGAACCAATTTAATAACATACCTGAAGGTGCAGTATTAGTCCAATCAGATGAAGATAGATTATATCTAATGTACACAGTTCCAGGAGCTGGAAATATGTATAAAGGTTTACCAATAAGAATGTTTTATGAAGTAAGACATAATGATTTATATAAAGCAGGTATCTTAACTAAGGGTTCTCCTTATGAAATAAATTATTATATGACTGAAGAAGAGATTGATGACTTTATTGTTGCAGGTACTACATCTGAGTTACCAGGTAATGACCCTAACACAGGAGAAGCTCCACATCCTTTCTTAACTTTTGTAGATAATCTAACTACACAGGCTCAGGTTGCTCCTTGGTTATTAGATAAACAATCTATTTCTTTATTAGCTGAAGCAGCTTTAGAAGGTAGAGAAGTTACCGAAGCTGAATGGAGAGTTACTGACTGGTATCAAACACATAATGAAGCAGAAAGAGAATGGTTAAGATTATATTATGCTGACCCAGCAACAGCAACAGCAGCTAAAGATGATTATAAGATTCAAGTAAGTAGAGCATTACAAGCAGCAGGAGTGACTGGTGGATATGATTCATCAACTGGTCAAGAGAAAGCTGCACCTGATGCTTTAGTTAGTTGGATTGCAGACAAATGGGTAAGTGGTCAATGGTCAGAATCTTACACATCAGAACAGTTAGCTTTATTTGCAGACCCATTTAGGTCTGGTGTTAGAGATGCAGACTTTACTAAGTATGTTACATCAGCAGGTGTTGAAGGATTAGAAAGAACAGCAGAGAAAGAAGATAGAGTTAAACAACTTTATAGTCAATGGCTTGGTCCAGTCTTTGGAAAACTTACAGATGCTGAAGTATCAGAACGAGCAGGTAGATTAAGAAATGACCCTGACTTTGAAGCATCATTAATAGAACAGCTAAAGAATAATAGATTAGGATTATTTCCTCAATACACAAATGCAGAACTATCTTATGAAGATATAGTTACACCTTGGAGAAACTTAACTACAAGTGTATGGGGTGAAGCTGCAGATGAAACAGAATCTTGGTGGCAAGATATGGTAGCAACAAATGATTTCACTACAGGTACAGCTACATTAAGAGCTAAAGGTTTAGAAAATAATAATCAACAAGTAACAATAGAAGCAACTCAAGCATTAGAAGCTGCATTAGGAGAAGGTTCTGTTTATCAAAACTTAGGAGCTAATCAATAATGGAAGAGTACTTAGTATTAGCAAGAGCAAAATATCCTAACATTCCAGATGATATACTTAATGCTATTGCTACACAGTGGGCAGAAACAGGTGACCCAAAAATTGCAATAGCTAATGTTAGACAGACCCAACTTTATAGAGATACTTTTCCAGGTAACACATTACCTAATGGTCAAGTTAGATACAATGAAGTTACATATCAGGGATTAAAAGAATCTTATATAGGAACACTCGCTGAGTTTGGTTTACCTAGAGCTACATCAACAGAATTACTTAACGATAGATTTGTTCAATTAATAGAAGGCGAAGTATCAGCAAGAGAATTTGAACAAAGAATAACTGCAGTATATAGAGGTATCAAAGAAAACATAACAGAAGTCCAATCATTTTATGAAACAAACTATGGTATAGATTTAGGAGCAGAAGCTATATTCTTAGGAGCATTGGACCCAACAGTAGGAGAAGAAATAATAGCTGGAAGAATTACAACTGCTCAAATAGGTGGAGAAGCAGCTAAAGCTGGATTCACTATATCAACTACTGTAGCTGAAAGATTAAAAGGTATAGGGCTAACACAAGGTGAAGCAAGAGAATTATTTACAGCAGCTCAAGCAGAGCTACCAAAATTACAAGAGATAGCATCAAGAGCTGAGCCAACAGAAGATGCTATAACATTAGATGAATTTACAGAAGCAGCTATGTTTGGTGATGTAGAAGTTACAGAAAGAATTAAAAGATTAAAAGCTAGTGAAGAGTCTATCTTCTCTCCTGTAGGTGGAGCAGCAAGACAAGGTTCAAGAGTAACTGGATTAACAGAACAATAAACAAAAACATACAGATTGTTTAAACAGTGTTATAATTATTATATAGCCTTGCAGGAGTCGGCTTAGAATGGACGCTGCACCTCCAGCTTATAACTGGCGTGTAAGCTGCGTATTAAAATTCGCCTAGTATCTGAACAGCTAGAAGTGGCTGACAATTCTCATTTGTTCGTAATTTATAATTTGTCGCCTATCGCATTATATTCCCCAGGGTAATGCAGTTAGTAGAAACTGGGAGAGGAGAAAAATGGAAAACCAAGATAATACAGTAGAAGAAACGCAGGAAGATAACAACGCTATCAAGCAAATGCGAGAACGCATTAAAGAACTTGAAGGTGTTGAGAAGGAATTTAAATCTGTGCAACAGGATAAAGTTATCCAAGATGCAGGATTTGACCCATCTTCTGGACAGGGTAAAGCACTAAAGGACCTTTACAAAGGCGACTTGGAAGTGGATGCGATAAAGGCATTTGCTGCTGAACAATATGGTTGGGGTGATGAAGCTCCAGCAGTACAGGAACAAGAAGCACA